GGTAATAGTACTCAGTACATTAACGGAGCAGGTAACTTAGTTACGTTTCCTGGGATAATTAATGAAGCACAAAATTTAATAACTGAGGTTTATAACAAGACGGGAGCGACTTTAACAAAGGGAACTATTGTTTATATCAATGGCGGTCAAGGTAACTTACCGAGTGTTACTAAGGCTTTAGCAACGGGCGATAGTACAAGCGCTCAAACTTATGGCATAGTACGAAACGATATTACAAATAATAACAACGGCTATGTAGTGGTTGCAGGTCGCATAAGCGATTTAGATACTCAAGCATATACAGAAGGTACTCAACTTTATTTAAGTCCTACAACGGCAGGTACTTTTACAAGTACAAAACCTTACGCACCTCAACACTTAGTTTATGTTGGTATCGTAGTAAGGGCGCACCCGACACAAGGGGTTGTAGAAGTTAAGATACAAAACGGATATGAGTTAGACGAACTACACAACGTAGCTGCTCAAAGCCCAAGCAACGGAGATATTTTACAATATGTATCAAGCACAAGTTTATGGACTAAGGTTGCAGGTACGACTTCAAACATAGCAGAAGGTAGTAACTTATATTACACCGATGCTCGTAGTCGTGCAGCGTTAAGCTTTACGGCAGGTAGCGGAGCGTACAATTCTACAACGGGTGTTATTACTATCCCTACAAATACAAATCAATTAACTAACGGAGCAGCGTTTATAACGTTAGCTTCTTTAAGTGCAGGTGCAGGGATTAGCTACAATAATACAACGGGAGTAATTGCTTCTACTATTACACAATATACCGATGCTTTGGCAAGAGCAGCTATTAGCTTAACCACAACGGGTACAAGCGGAGCAGCAACTTACAACTCAACAACGGGTGTTTTAAACGTACCACAATACGCACCCGATTTAAGCGGATATGTTCCAACAAGTAGAACTTTAACTATTAACGGAACGGCTTACGATTTAAGTGCGAATAGGTCTTGGAGTGTGGGTACAGTAACAAGCGTAGGTTTATCTTCTGCTACAAGCGGAGTAACTATCGGCTCAACTCCTATTACTACAAGTGGAACGATTACTTTAGCTATTGCAACTGCAAGTGGTTCACAAAATGGTTTATTATCTTCTACCGATTGGACTACGTTTAACAATAAACAAAGTGCTTTAACTAACCCCGTAACAGGTACAGGTACTACTAACTACCTACCTAAGTTTACAGGTACAAGTACAATAGGGAATAGTGCTTTGCAAGATGACGGAGTAGAGTTAAGATATAGTGGTGCAGACGGAATTAGGGTGCAAGGTTCTACATCAGGTTTTGTAAGTATTTATGGAACTGCTGATAACTACTTGCAATTTATTGATGCAGGTGGAGCGACAGGTGGAATTCAATATAATCATACTTCTGATTATATGGCTTTCAAAGTTGCAGGTTCTAATAGAATGTTACTCAACGCTTCAGGCAATTTAGGATTAGGAGTTACACCGAGTGCGTGGACAGGAACAAATGTAAAGGCATTTCAATTTGGTAATTCAGGTGCTTTGGCAAATAGTGGAACATTTGGAACAATAGTATTTAATAATTCCTATTATAATAGTGGTTACAAGTATATAACAAGCAATTCCGCAAGTGCCTATGTGCAAGACGGAAGCACACATCTTTGGTATCAAGCCTCTTCAGGAACGGCAGGTAACGCTATATCCTTTACCCAAGCAATGACGTTAGATGCGAGTGGTCAATTATCTTTAGGAATTACTGCTGCAACAGGTAACGCAAATCGCATACTACATATTAACGGAGCAGATAGTGCCGAACTGCATTTAACTCGTAGCAATAGCGGAAGCTCATCTACATTTGGCGGTTATGTGAACTTTGATGGTAGCAATAATTTTAATCTACAAAATAGAACAGGTGGTGCTATAAATTTAATTACAGGTACAACAACTGCTTTAACAATAGCCTCTACAGGAGCAGCTACATTCTCAAGTACTTTTTATGATGTTGCTAAATTTAATAGTACATATGGACAGTCAGATATTGTTATACAAAACAATGGAAATTCATTTGCTGTATTTGGCTCAGGTGTTTCAGTAACATCTTCAGCAGGTGCAGATGATACGGGAATAGGAACTGCTGGTTTAAATAAAAGTATCGTTTTTGCAACAGGTACAAGCTATTTAGAGAGAATGCGCATAACATCAGCAGGCTCAGTGGGTATAGGTACTACATCGCCAAGTTATAAACTTGATGTTCGTGGAGATGGAATGTTTAATGGAACATTACAAATAGATAATCTTGAATTAAATACACCAAAAACTTTATTATTTGGTGCGAATATCAGTGCAGGAGCTAATACATCTTTAGGTGCTATAAGTTGGAAAAATTTCCAATGGGATGGAAATATCAAAGCCCAAATTGAAGCAACGACAGATACTGATATAACTACTGCAAGATTAGTATTTAAAACAGGTGCATCAGGAGTAGCAGCTACCGAACGTATGAGAATAACAAGCGGTGGGAATGTCGGGATAGGTACTACATCGCCTAATCATTTACTACAAGTTACAAGTAGCTCAAACTTTGGTGCTGCGTTAAAAGTTTCAGATGTTTCTACACAATCAACAGGTGCTATTGCTTTAGGAGATGGCAGTTCATCAACGCTTGGAATTGGAATGTGGAGAGCAGCTGAAAATAGTTACACTACACAAGGTAATTGGCTAAATATTCAAGGTATATCAGGTATTGCATTTATGAGCGGTACAGGTGCTTTTGGTAGTAATACTAAGAGAATGACTTTATCATCATCAGGTAATTTAGAATTAACGAATGGTACTATTAAAACAGGCGCACCAGGACTTGGAGATGCAGGTGCAATTAGATTAGGTCAAAGGTGGGGTGGAACGGCAGTAAATGCAGGTGGCTACATACCAATAGACATTGACGGAACAACTTATTATATTAATTTATTTTCATCAACACCTTAAAAATGGCATTAGAAACAAAATGGCTTATTAGCCAAATGGACACCGCACCAAGCGAAGATGGTTTAACCGATGTAGTTAAAACAGTACATTGGAGATACGAAGGTAAAGACGGAGAATACACCGCAGAAGTTTATGGCTCAATGGCTTGTGCTACTCCTTCGGAAACCGACTTTACCGCTTACGAAGATTTAACATACGAGCAAGTATGCGAATGGTTAGTTGCAGGGAACAACGTAGAAGCTATGGACTTAAACTTAGCTACACAGATTGAGAACCTTAAAAACCCACCAATCGTAAATTTACCTTTGCCGTTTAGCAATCCACAATTATCTTTACAAACAAAAACAAACTATGAAGAACAAACAACTGCTCCAATTAGTGAGCAACCTTAATGCCGTAATCGGTAGCCAAGAAACTAAGACACAAAAGAAACTTGTAAAAATTTACGAGAAGGTTAAACAACATCACGAGGACTACCAAGCCGAAGTTGAAATCTTGCGTTTAGACAATGCGCAAACTGACGATAAGGATTGCTTGTTACTTGATGACAAAGGAAATTACAAATTCTCAAAAGAAGGCATCAAGAAGCTAACTAAAGATATTGATGCGCTAAATGATAAAGAATTTGATTTTCAAATAATTAACGTAGTCAATCCCAATGGCTTAGAGAATTTCACATTCTTAGAAGATTGGACTACTGGCATAGAATTTAACAAACAAGAAGAAGAAGAACTATAATGGCAAATAACCACCAAGCAGACCAATCAACAATCGTAAGCGTAGTAAGTGCTATTCTTAGCCTTACTTCTATTCAACCACTATTCACATTGATTGCAAGTTTGGTGGCTATTGTTTCTGGTGTAATGGCGATACGTTACTATTACAAAATGACCAAAAAGCTCAAATGAGATTAATACTTTTAGCTTTACTACTTACATCTTGCGCTTCAGTTAAGAAGTTTGAAAAGAGATATGATAGCACTGGCACTACAAAAGTGGACTCAGTGCATCTTGTTTTTTACGATAGCGTTACCAAGATTATAGAAAAGGAGCAGGTATTTACTAAAACCATTACAATCTACGATACTATTCGCATCTCAAAGGATAGCGTTATAGTAGTTCCAAAGGTTGTAACTAAATGGGTGTACGAAACAAAAGAGAAGGAAACTAATAACAACCTGACTAAAAAAGACACAATAGTGTTTAATCGAACAGAAACAGCCCAAATTTCGATTGTAGACAAAAATAAGGTTACTACTCAAAATAACTTTTGGAAGGCTCTAATAGGGCTAATAATAGCGATTGTGTTAATTTTAGCTTATTGGAATAGATTATGGAAGTAAACAAAGCAGGTCGTGACCTTATAAAGAAGTTCGAGGGGTGTAAGCTAAAGGCTTATAAATGCCCTGCTGGTTTATGGACTATTTCTTGGGGTTTAACTTTTTACCCTGACGGAACAAAGGTTAAGGAAGGTGATGTTATTACGCAGCAACAAGCTGAAGATTATTTTAACGCTATTGTAGATGACTTTGCTAAAAAGGTAGATGCGTTAATTAAGTCAAATGTTAGCGAGAACAATTTTTCTGCATTAGTTTCGTTTGCTTATAATGTGGGTATGGGCAACTTTCAAAGAAGCACTTTGCTTAGAAAGGTAAATGCTAATCCTAAAGACCCGAGCATACGAGCTGAATTTAACAAATGGGTACGTGCTAACAATGTGGTGCTTAAAGGTTTAGTGAGGCGAAGAGAGGCTGAAGCAAAACTATATGAGCAACTTTAGAACTATATTAGTAAACTTACTATCCGACGAAAGCAATAGCATAAGCCATAAGAGAGTTGTGGCTATGCTTGGCAGCTTATGTCTTTTTATATCATTGTTCTTAAACATAATATTGAAGATTAACCCAAGCGACAAGTTAGTAGATGCGGTATTGTATTTAACGCTATTTGCTA